CACTCAATAAAAAAGTATTTAGTCCTGCGGGACCTAACGCCTGCCCAGGCAAAAAATGGGAAAAATAAAGTATATGTCACAATTAACTCCTGAAGAATTACAATCTGTTAAAGAATTACAGTCAAAGTACAATCAAACTGTGTTTGAAATTGGTGTTGCTGAAACACAAATTTTAACATTAGAAAAGCAAATTAAAAAATTGCGTGAAGATAAAACGATGCTGGTTAATGATTTAGACACAATTGAACAGAAAGAAACGGCACTAGTCGCTACATTGCAAACAAAATATGGTACAGGTTCAATTGATCCCGAAAGTGGAGAAATAACACCGGCTTAGTAAGGTATTCGCGGTTTATGATGGTTTTTGGATATTTATTATTAGGTCAATCCTAATAAAATTTCAAAAATAACATAAAAAATGAGCGAAAAAATCATTTCTCCTGGTGTATTCCAGAATGAATCAGATCAAAGTTTAGTACAAGCTGGTATAGTGGGTGCTGCGACTGCTGTTGTAGGTCCTACAGTGTTGGGTCAACCATTAGTTCCAACGTACGTAACTTCATACTCTGAATTCCAATCAAAATTCGGTACTACCTTCAAAAGTGGTAGTTACTATTACGAGTACTTAACATCAATTGCAGCCAGAGAGTTTTTCCAAAACGGTGGCCAAACATTATTAGTAACTCGCGTTATCAGTGGTTCAGCAAACGTTAGCACTTATGCTTCTGCATCTGTTCTTAACTTTAGTAGTAGCTTACAAGCTACAGCTTCTGTAGCATCATTCACTCTTGAGACATTATCTTGGGGTGATCAAATGAACAACTCAGGTAGCATCTCAGGTGGAGCTTTAGCATCAGGTAGTGCAACTAACGTTCGTTGGGAAGTTACTAACGTAAACACAGGTAGTGGTGTATTCACTTTAGCAGTTCGTAGAGGTGATGATAACAATACCAACCCTAACTACTTAGAAACATGGCCTAATTTATCATTAGACCCAGCTTTACCTAACTACATCTCTAGAGTAATTGGTGATCAAAAACCAGTTTACACATTAGATAGTAGCAATCAACCTTATATTAACTTACAAGGTTCATTTGCTAACGCTTCTCAATACATTCGTGTTGCCTCAGTAGCAACTCCACAAGTAGATTCTATTGACAACAATGGTAACTACAAAGCTTCAACTTATGGTTTATTATTACCAGCAACTGGTAGTGGTTCAATAGGTGGTGCTTTCCAAGGTGGAAAACCAGCTACAACTACAACTCAATTGATGAACGAATATATCACTTCAACAAACATGGAAGGATATTCAGTAACAGATTACAATACAGCATTAGCTTTATTAACAAATAAAGATGAATATAGATTTAATGTATTGTTAGCTCCAGCAGTAGGTTTAGATAGCGCAGCCGCTACAACAGTTATTTCAACTGCAGAAAGTAGAGGTGATGCATTTGCTCCTATTAATACTGGTATCTATGGTACTACAATTACAACAGCAGCTACAACAGCCGCTGGTCAATCAAGTAACTACTCAGCTACTTACTTCCCTTGGATTCAATTATTCAACTCTAACTTAGGTAAGAATGTATGGTGTCCTCCAACAACAGTAATTGGTGGCGTATTAGCATTTAACGACCAAGTAGGTGCTGAATGGTTCGCTCCAGCAGGTTTAAACCGTGGTGGTGTTCCATCAGTATTAAGAGCTGAAAGAAAATTATCTCAAGCAGATCGTGATACTTTATATAGTGCAAATGTTAACCCATTAGCTACATTCCCTGGAGAAGGTGTTGTAGTATTTGGTCAAAAGACATTACAGCGTAGAGCTACATCATTAGATAGAGTTAACGTTCGTCGTTTATTGATCGCATTGAAAGACTTCATCGGTCAAGTAGGTAACAACTTAGTATTCGAACAAAATACAAACGCAACAAGAAATAGATTCTTAGCTCAAGTTAATCCTTACATGGAATCAGTAGTACAACGTCAAGGTTTATACGCTTACAAAGTAGTAATGGACGATACGAACAATACTCCAGATGTAATCGATAGAAATCAATTAGTAGGTCAGATTTATATCCAACCAACTAAGACTGCTGAATTTATTATCTTAAACTTTAACGTATTACCAACCGGCGCTACATTCCCTGCATAAGGGGATGTGGTTCTTAATATTTATTAATAGCAATTAAATTTAACATAAAATGGCAGTATTAGACGCTAACGAAATAATGTTCACCGCTTTTGAACCAAAAGTTCAGAATCGTTTCATTATGTACATAGATGGTATCCCAGCATACTTAATCAAGAGTGCAACAGCACCTGGATTTGAAGCAGGAGAAATCATATTAGATCATATCAACGTTTACCGTAAAGTAAAAGGTAAAGTTCGTTGGAATGACATGACTTTAGGATTATACGATCCTGTAACTCCATCTGGTGCGCAAGCAGTTATGGAATGGGCTCGTTTAGCACACGAATCAGTAACTGGTCGTGATGGATATTCTGATTTCTACAAGAAAGATTTAACTTTAGATATTTTAGGCCCAGTAGGCGATATCGTAGGTGAGTGGATCGTAAAAGGTGCTTATGTAAAGACAGCTACATTCGGTGAATACGATTGGGCTAACGATGCAGCAATCAACTTGAGCGTTTCAATCGCTATGGATTATTGCGTATTGAACTTCTAAGATATTTTCAATATTCTTTATAAAAAAGGCGTCTGCTTTGGCAGATGCCTTTCTTTGTCGTATATTTATATATACACAAATAAAAACGTTATATGGCAGAATTTAAAATTCCAACCGAACAAGTTACATTACCTTCTAAAGGTTTATTGTATCCAAAAGAATCACCACTATCTAAAGGTGAAATTGAAATGAAATACATGACGGCTAAGCATGAAGATATTCTTACAAATGCTAACTACATCCGTCAAGGTACAGTATTAGATAAATTACTTAAAGAGTTAATTGTTACCGATGTTGATTATAACCAATTATTAGTTGGTGATAAAAATGCATTATTAATTGCAGCTCGTATCTTAGGCTATGGTAAAGATTACACTATTAATTATGGTGGTAAAGAAGTTACTGTTGATTTAACTACATTAGAAAATAAAAATATTGATTATTCATTATTTAAAGCAGGTGAAAATGAATTTACTTTTAATTTACCTAATTCAGGTAATGTAGTAACATTCAAATTATTAACACACGGTGATGAACAAAAAATCGATGCTGAAATTAAGGGTTTACAAAAAATTAATCCAAATGTTTCAACAGATTTAACAACACGTTTAAAACACATGATTACTTCAATTAATGGAGATCGTGATATTAAATCAATTCGTGATTTTGTTGATAATGCATTGTTAGCACCTGATGCTAGAGCATTACGTAAATATTATATTACAGTATCCCCAGACATTAATATGAAATTTACCCCTCAAGATGAAGACTATGTTGGGGAGGGCATAGATATTCCTATTTCACTTAACTTTTTTTGGCCTGACTCAGGAGTATAGATTATACTTATTTAAACAAATACATGAGATTGTATTTAATGGACAGGGTGGTTATGATTGGGCTACTATATATAACATGCCTATTTGGTTGCGTAGATTTACTTTTGAAACATTAAAGGAACATTACGAGAAACAATCAAAAGATCGAGAAACTTTAGCAGATAGTGTTAAAGGTAAAGATAAAAACACAACATCACGTCCCAACATATCTCCAAAACAACCAACATACACAACTAATAAAGCGCCTAAAAAATAGGCGCTTTTAATATTTATACGGTGCAATAACAAAATACTATGGCTGATATAGACGATATTAAACAATTACAAGACGAGTTTAAAAAACTTAATGAACAGGTACGAGCTGCGAAAGGCCAATATTTTGAAGATATACCTAAGACTGTTAATGATCTTAAAAGTAGCATTAAATTTTTAAGTGATGAATTAGCTAGCCTAAAAACAACATTTGGAGATCTTAGTAAGATTTTTAAAAATACTTTAGATGACTTAAAAGGTTTTGACAGTACATCCTCTAGCATCAATAAGAGTTTTAGAACATTAGGAGGACTAGCAGATAAATTAAGATATGATTCTGAAGGTATTACTGATTTAAATAAAAAAGATTTAATAAGTTTACAAACAAGAGCTAAAATTGAAGTTTCTAATTTAAAAACTCAAAGACAAGCCCTAGATGCTCAGTTTAAAGGAAAAGATTTAGATGAAAAACGTGCAGAAGCCATAGCCAATGATGATAAAGGACTTTTAAGAAAACTTGATCAATATAATGAATTGATAAAAATTATTGATGAAGAAGGTAATCTTATAGAGGGTAATAATAATTATATTATAGAATTTAATAGATTACTAGATGAAAGATTAAAAAAAGAAAAAGAATATGAAAAAACTATAGGTGGTCTTTCTTCTAATTTATTAAAAGGTTTAGGTAAAATTCCTATTATAGGAGATATGTTAGATATTGAGGGTGCTCAAAAGGCAATGAAAAATGTTTTTGATAGTGGTGGAGGAGGGTTTGCCCAATTATCAGCAGGTGCTTCAACACTAGGAGCAAGTCTACAAGCAGCTATGGGTCCTTTAGCTTTAATAATGATGGCTGTTAAAGCAATTAAAGCTTTAGTAGGTGCTATGTTTGAAGTTGATAAACAAGTAACATCATTAGCTAAAAACTTATCTATATCTAAGGACGAAGCGCAAGATATGAGAAAGTATTTTGCTGAAATGTCAAATGATGTTGAAACGCAATATAATCTAACTAAAGATCTTATTGAAGCACAACTCCAATTATCTAATTTATCTAAATTTACAATTTTATTTTCTAAATCAACTTTAGATAATCAGGTAGCATTAACTAAAGAAATAGGTTTATCTGAAGAGGAAGCATCTAATTTAAATAGATCTTTTTCTCTTAATAATGTCGAAGGCAATAAAGGTACAGATATAGTTTTTGAAAGAATAGCTGCATTTGCTAATGAAAATAAAATAATAGCAAATGGCAAAAAGATTTTACAAGATGTATCTAAAGTAAGTGGACAAATACTTTTAAATTTTAGAGGTAATTTACCGGCACTTGTTGATGCTGTTTTACAAGCATCTCGATTAGGTGTTACTTTAGAACAATCTAGAAATGTATCTAACTCACTACTTGATTTTGAATCATCAATTAATAATGAATTAGAAGCAAGTGTATTTTTAGGTAGAAGATTTAACTTAGATAGAGCTAAAGCTTTAGCATTAGAAAAAGATTATGTTGGTGCTACTCAAGAAGTACTTAAACAAGTAGGCTCAATAGAAGAATTCCAAAGCATGTCTGCTATTCACCAGCAAGTAGTTGCTAAAGCAGCAGGTATGACTGTTGATGAGTTGAGTGAATCTTTAATGTATCAACAATATCTTACTGATGAACAAAAACAGCAATATGATCGTTTTAAAGCAGCTGGTCAAGAAGATATTGCTCAAAAACTTGCTGCTGGTAAGATAGATAAAGAAGAAATAGAAAACGCTTTAAAATCATTAGATGCACAAGAAAAATTTAATATAGCTTTAGATAAAGCAAAAGAAGCCTTTACTAATATAGTTAGCAGTGGTACTTTAGATATGTTAGTGGATGCTTTAAAGCAAATTGCTGATTATGTAGCATCTATTACAGGCAATACTGCAAAATATCAACAAGCAAAAGCATCAAGAGAAAAGCAAGATATTATACAAAGCTTACCTAAAGCTAAGCCTGAAGAACAAGCTAAACTTGCAGAACAATTACTTGAACAAAAGAAAAAATCTCAAGAAGTTATTGAAGCAGAACCCGGTGGGTTTAAAAAAGGATTATTTACTCTTCTTTCAAGAATTGGTAGCCTAGGAACAACTAGCAACATGTTTGGTATACAAGACAAATATGCAAGTATGTCAGAGGCTGCTAAGAATGCTCAAAAGGATATAGATGATGTTAATAAGCAACTTGAAGGGATGGGAGATGTAGGTAAAGCTGCTCTTAAAAATGTTGAAGATTTAGAAAATGCTGAAAGAAAAGCAGCAGCTATGAGATATGGGGCTGGAATGAGTCCTGTAACATTTGCTCAAAAAGTAGAAGACGGGGTATCAATAGATAATGATGGTCCATTTGAAATAACAAATAGATATGGTGAAACAGCTATAACTACGGCCGGTGATAAATTAGCTGTTGGGCCAAATATTAATAACAATCCATCATCACCAACATTAGATTTAACACCGTTTATCAACGCATTTACGTCGTTTAAAAACGAAGTAGTAACAGCTATGAGTAGACCACAACCTGCACCAACATTTGTATTTGAAGGTAATGGTACTCAATTAGGTAAGTTTGTCGGTAGCCAAATGGAAACAGGCACTGCACAAAATATATCTACTGGTTACACAATACCTTAATTTTAAATATTTATATCAAAACATAAACATATGGGAATTTTATCAAGCTTATCAAAAATGGTATTAGGACTTAAAGGTGAAAGACCAACACAATTCGGTGTTGATCCTGTCCCACCAGCTTCATTACACGATCAATATTCAACTACAGGTAAACCTGTTGTTAAATGGCGTACAATTAGCGGTGACGGTATGAAACCACAACCATCTAAATTAGATGATTTAAAAGGTAAATACAAACCAGGTAAAGGATCTTACTTACAGAATTTACCAACAAAGAAATAAACAATAAGTGGCAACACAAAAATTAGAGGAAAAATCTAAATTAGTTCCCCTACTTAACAATGACCCCAAGTTTTTTTACTATGGTGGGAATAATAATGGTAGTGGGTTGGGTAAATTTCAACAAAAATCCATTAAGTATGGTCGTGATCGCCGCGGAAGTGGTGATAGTGGCCAACCTTATATTACTACTCCAATCCCATTAAGATTAGCTCAATCAATAGCTGATGACGGGTTTATTAGAGGTGGTATGACTACTGCTGATCGATCATCATTAATTGATACTGAACGAATCAATAGATTTCTTAAAGACAAACCACGTGGAACTTTATTTATTCAACGTCAAGTTAAATTGCAATTTAGTAATCCTAAACTTGAAGTTAAAAAATTTAGAGGTAGTGGAGATGGATTATTTGGGATTATATCATCTGCAGCTGCTGGTTTATTTAACGTTGTTAATGAATTAGTACCTGGCCCTACTCGTCTATACAATAATGGGTTTAATACAATTGCTCAAATTGGAGCTACAGCATTTGGACGACATTTTGATAGACACGGTTTAACACCTGTTCAAGATGA